CAATACCCCCGCATTGTTGTATTGAACCTGCGTGGTAGACCCTCCCGCTGGCCCAGCAGTTGCCCCAGCCAACAAGGTCACAACGCCCGAACTGTTCTTGTAATACAGTTTCCCGTCGTTTGTATTTAGCGCCAACTCGCCAGCGACAAGGTTCCCCGCAACAGGAACGGCAGCGCCAGTGGCTGAGAAGTACAGAGAAATAGGCGTAAATCCACTGGCGGCCATATTAGGCTCCTTGCTTGAGTTGTTTGCGCTTGGCCCAGCTAGCTGCCACAGCCAATGAAAGTTTTGCTCTTGTTTCTAATTTGACAGGAGGCATTTTTTTCCTAAGTGTGCTTTTGATAATTTTAATTTTGATTTGTCGGTATGTTTGTGACCAACGCGACCAATTAACGCATTTGAAATCTTTTTTCGAGTTTCAATGGATCTTTCCTTGCCCTGCCACGGCCCAGAGCAACCATTCTTAGTCTTTGAAATTTTCTTCTTTGTTTCTTCGCTATGAACTTTACCAAAGAAGTGATTCTTTTCACCAAGATGGGCATCATGCATTTTTTGTCTGGTTGCTTCTGAATGTTTAACGCCGCGCTTTAAATTTCCGTTGCGTTTTTTTGTTTGTCAGATTGCTTGTACCCAAAGACTCCATCCCCGCCCATAGTCAAGTTGTACCCTGACGGCACAATGGTGTTGTGCTGAATAATCAATTGCTTTTCAAGTTCTTTAAGGCTGTCAACATCGGCAATTGCGGATGCTAAAACCGTAATTTCAAAGGACTCTTCCCCATACTTCTGAATTGCTTTTGCCAAAAGCTTGCCACAGCTATTTTTAGAAAAACGATGCTCATACCAACGACGATTAACAGATCGTGTTGTTATCCCAATGTAACCCTTGCCATTGGACTTATTTTGAATCAAATATGCTTCCATCAAAAAGTTCCGCCTGATATTCCTGACCAAACAGGCGCAGATGCACCTGCTGAAGTTAATACCTGCCCAGCAGTTCCTGCCGCAGTGAACGCAAAGGCCGTTCCAGTTCCATACGCGGATCCGCCAGCGGTGGCAGTGGCCGTGCTGTTCGTCCCGCCGTTTGCAATTGGCAGAACACCCGTAACCCCGGTGGTTAGAGGCAGACCAGTTGCGTTGGTTAGAAGGCCAGCAGAGGGCGTACCAATATTCGGCGTGGTCAGCGTAGGGCTGGCCTGCATGACGAACGTAGAACCCGTACCTGTCTGGGCGGCTACATAGGTCGCGTTGCCGACTGATGTGATTGGGCCAGTCAGGTTTGCGTTTGTCGTGACGTTTCCAGCGGTAAGTCCTGCCGCTGTTCCTGTCAAGTTCGTAGCGACACCACTTGACGGCGTGCCAAGAGCGCCACCGTTGACTACAAACGCTCCTGCGGTTCCGGTATTAACTCCAAGCGCGGTAACTACGCCAGTTCCTGTGGTCGTGGTGCTTGGCGCGACGCCAGCGCCGCCGCCGATCATCAAAGCGTTCGCCGCCAGCAATGCAGATGAGGCCAGCGTGCCTGTGGCGGTGTAAGCCAGAATACCGCCAGAGGTTCCTGCGGTAAGCCCTGTCCCGCCATTAGCCACAGCCAAGGTTCCCGCAACAGTCACCGCGCCCGTAGTCGCCGTTGCTGGAGTCAGCCCCGTTGTGCCAAAGTTGATCGAACTCACCCCAGAGCCTGCACCAGAGAACTGCGCCCAAGTGATTGCTGTGGTGCCTAAAGTCCCTCCTGCGTTACTTGTGCACACCCAACCCGTATCGGCTAACGTGGTTCCGGTCTCAACGAAGACGTAGGCTCCCGGAACCTGCGTCCAAGTGTTCATGTCCGTGGTTCTTGTCCACGCACCAGAAGCACAAAGGTAGATGCCATTGTTTTGGGACAGCGTTTGGTTCTTGACCAGCACGCGGTCAGCCGCAACGATTGATATGCCGTCAATCGTCTGCGCTCCAGACAATGTGATATTCACAGTCGTAGCCGCTACAACAGAGGCTTTGGTGTCCAACCCCTGCGCTATGGTGTCAACATAGCTCTTGTTGGCGATGTCGGTGGAACCAGAAGGCGTGGTGGAAATAGTCCCGGCGGTGACTGACAGGCTGGCAATCGTGCCAAGGCTGGTCAGCGAGGAAGCCGTAACCCCAGACGCCAAGGTCGCCCCCGAAAGTGTTCCCGCTGGGGCAACGACTACCGCCGTGGTGATACTGGTTGTCAAGCCTTTGGCATTGATGGTGATGACAGGAATCGCTGTGCTAGACCCTGTAGAACCTGCCGAAGCAACTGTGGCCAGCGTAGTTGCGTTCCCTACTGATGTCACATCACCAGTTAGGTTGGCGTTTGTCGTGACCGTCCCAGCCGTCAGCCCTGCCGCAGTTCCCGTGATATTCGTTCCCACTAAAGCACTTGGGGTGCCTAGGGCGGGGGTTACTAAAACAGGGGAGTTTGAAAGCACTACATTTGTTGTGCCAGTGCTTGTTGTAACCCCAGTGCCTCCGTTGGCCACCGCCAATGTTCCCGCAACGGTGACAGCCCCAGTGGTCGATGTGGCGGGGGTCAGGCCAGTTGAACCAAAAGAAATTGAACTTACACCCGCGCCGCTGACAATTGAACCCCATGAGCCGTTAGCGTAGCCCTCAAATGTCGATGTGGTGGTGTTGTAGCGCAGCGTGCCGTTAGTGCTGGATCCCCGTTGCCCAGTAGTTCCTGCGGGAATAACTATCCCACCGGCTCCGGGTACAGTCGGGTCGCTGGAAATCGCGATGACGGGCGAATTGACAAAGTTTCCGTCCGTAACGTCAATCTGGCTCGTTGTCCCAAGTATTATTCTTGTCGCGATAGTCGAGGAACTGTTAAGCGCCAGCACCCCGGTTCCAGTCGCCCCGGCAACCGCCAAAGCAACGCCAGTCAACGCAAAAGCAGGCGCACCCGCAACCCCATCCCCGTTGGTGACAGACAATCCAGCGGTAGACGAAGTCATCGTCCTTGCCGCGACTGTGTTGCTGGAGGTCTTGGCAATAATGCCATTACCAGCCGTTTCTAGGCTCCCAGAGGCCGCGTTGAGGGTTACCTGCAGGTATGACTGCGCCCCGCCATCCGTAAGCCCTACGCCCGTCCCTCCGGACAGCCTGCGGCTGTTTGCCAGCGTAGGCTCTTGGTTCAGCGTCAGGAAGGTCTGCGTCTGTATCGGCGACCCAGCAAGCGCCGCTGTGGTCGTCCGAACCGTGATGCCATTCTGCACCACGGGAACCAATTCTGTGCCCGTAATGGCCCCGGCAGAGGGGAGGTCGTTGATCGTTACGTTAGCCATTACGTCGAAGAGGGCGTGACAAGCACCCCTTCCAAGTTGCCATTATTCTGAACAATCCCACCACTCGTGTCGGTCGAGATAATTGCACCTCCGTAACCTCCGGTTATCAGGTTATTCGGATTCGTCGCAACGCTTACGTCAGGACGAGGGAACCGAATCGTAATCCTTTCGGTCGGCCTCGCCGGGAGCCTGTACGGATCCTTTTCGTCAGCGCACCCCTGACCACAAACTCTCAATCCGGGAAAGTTTGGGTCGTTTCTCGCTTCGGCGTGCGGACGTTTCATTTTGCATCGGTCGCAAATAAATATTGCAATGTCCGAAAATCCAAGCGTGTCAAGAAATCTTGGCATTATCTTGTGTAAACTGAAATATTCGGAGCGTAGTAGATCGGACTTTTGTCTCTTTCTTCCTGCTCTGCGTCGTACAGATACTTTGTTGCTTGGCCTTCCAGATAAGTGATCCTATCTGTCGCAACTCCCGGCATTTCCATGCTCATCTGGTGAGCCAACATCGATTGAATTGCCAGAAACCAACGTTGTGGTATCTCCAAAGAGTCCTGCAAAGCACCAACGTCTTGAATCTGCCTTGAATACCACACCGTCATCTGAACAAAAGGGTCAGAAGGCACAGGCCACAGATACATGGTCGGCTGAGGAATTGTCCGATCAAACCAGAACTGGAAAGGCTGGTTTGCCGTGAAGTTCTTGTTTGGCAAGTTGGTGTAGTCGTCCCTGTTTAGCCGAGACATGGTTATTTCTGTACTGTTGTTGCCAACGTAAAACTCACGCAACGCCAAAGTCGTTCCGCCAGAAGCCTGAATGCGGTAATACTGAACGTTTTGACCGGGGTCAATGTCATACCACAGCCACTGATTATCAGTAACGGTAACGGTTCCGACATTGTTAAGGGTCAGCCAAGTCGCCCCATCAGTGGAGTATTGAAGCGAGAAAGTCCAAGACGCGGATCCTTGACTTGCAACGTAAGGCAGAACGCCAATCGATCCGGCATAGACCGGATTGTTGGAGCCGTAATTGACCGAGATAGAACCGTTTGCGGACGTCTGCTGGCAAACAGTGTCCGTATCACTGTCAAACGCATTGGCAATTACACCGCCAGCAGAGGTCGAGTAACTTCCAGTGGAACTAACAGAAGGACGACTCAGTTTCCTGTACAGTGCATTCAGAACATCAATAGAGCCTACTGGAAGGCTGTAGATGTACTTATTAGCCGTCATGCCTATGACAGCCTTGCTGATCGCCCAATACTGAATGCCACGGTTGGCAAGATTCGACAGCAGATAGAACAAACTCTCCCTTGCAGAGAGTTGCTGCTCCGAAGTTAGTTCTTCAGCCAGCTTGCCACAACGCCTCGCACCATGATCAATCAGTGTTTGAACATTGATTACGGTCTGGCCGACAGTGCCTGATGTAGACATTTATTGACTCCCTTTACCAACCCGGACAATCCCAACGTCGGAGAGAGGCTTTTGCCCTCGGGGCGTCGCCTGAAGCGTGCTTCACGACACCTGACATCCGGGCGCAAAATGAATCTTTTCTGGGGCCACCCTGCGGCTGCGGAGCCTTGAGGTTGCTTCCAGTTTCACGATTATACTTCTCTCTGCCCTTGGCAGTCAGCCCAGCGCCGCGCTCTACAGAGAGCTTTTCACCACGACCAACAGAAAGAGAAACACCACCCTCTTTCTTTGTTTCGGTCTTTGCAGAGTCTAAAAATGCTTGCGAGGTAGGTGCACCTTTGCTTCCAACTTTCCGCATTTTTTCCCCAGAGCCATCGGAGATTCTTTCGCGTTTTGCATTAATGTTGTAATACAATCCACCCCCCTTGAATTTCCTTCCCTCATCAGCCTTGGCAAACTCTTTGCCAACTTTTTGAGAGATGCCAACTTTCTTAGCGAATGCAGGGCTATGTGCGACCGCCTCCATCAAACGATGCTGGGAAGGGGATTTGCTTGGCATGATTAGGATGTTGGGTTGACGTAGTGCTTCTGCATCTCAAGAATAACCGTGTAAGCATCCCCAGCAGAACCATCCAACGTGGTGAAAGAAATTACCCCAGTCTTTCCTGTGCCTGAATTGTTCGTCAAACCGCCAATTGCAGCAAAATCTTGCGTGTAAGCGCTATTCTGCGGAATTGTCTCAATGACAACCGGCGTAGATGCAACCCAGTTCATTTGAACTTCAAGACCGTGCGTCAATGCGGTGCATTTCAGAATACTTACCCCGTCGCAAGCACCGCCCGCGTTTGACGCCAACAGCGCGGAGGGAGTCACTTTGGCGACAGCAGACTCATTTTCAGTCGTGCTCATCGAAGCATTAAACTTCATGATGGCAATCCGTTCACCATCAAACAGCGTTTGTGATGTGGCTGTGATAGTCATAAATCTCTCCTAAAAAGACAGGGGCCGAAGCCCCCGTTTTATTTCAGCAATTAGCCATTCCGCCGCTGCGCCGCTTTGGAACGATGGTCGTAGACTCCTTAGTCTTCGTCACCGCACCGGGTGCATCAGAAGAACCAAACATCCCCTTCACCTTATCCACAAGAGGACGGATGTAGTTCATGGGATTCATGGCTTCACGATCAGCTAAATTTTCAGCCTTCTGGGTGGCGTAGGTGCCCTTATAGCCTTTTGTCTCTTTATCAGACTGAGCATCACCACCATCATTGAGCTTTTTTACACTGCCACCTTTCTTGAACGTGCCAGAAAGTTGGTTGATGCTCACAGGAGCCGAAGGCTTTTTACGTCCTTCAGGCATCGCCACGGGACGACCTGAATTAACACTTCCCCCCGTGGCGTAGGCTTTTTTTGCGGAACCACCTTTTTTCATCGGGCCGCCGGGAACATTAGGTGGGGGACTCAAATTTGCACCACCACCACCACCGCCGCCGATTGCCTGAGCCGCCGTACTCAAAGCCTTGCCAATCGTTCCCGCGCCTAGATTGACCTGTCCAAGTCCAGCCCCCGCATCACCTCCGCCTCCAAAATCTCCGCTAAAACCGGACGTTTTTGACGGGGCACCTAATACGCCCATCAACCCGCCACCATCAGCAAACTTTTTTGCGGAGCCACCTTTCTTGTATCCGCCAGCGTTGCCTTTCTTAACTCCGCCAGTGGTGGTGTTGGTCTTGCCCGGAGGCGTGCCAGCCACATTCCCGTCAACGTAGCTCATCGCCCCGCCATTGGCTTTGCGATTGACTTTGCCGCCTTTTTTGAATCCACCGCCGTTGCCCATCTTCACGCCACCACCCGCAGCATACCCGGCAGCGCCCATCGCAACGCCACCCGTCTTCAGTGACAGCTTGGTGCCTTTGCCGCCTTTATGCTCTTGCGTGTCGTGTTGCTTGAAGGCTTTTTTGAGCATCGCTTTGTCTTGCGACTCGTCCATCTTGCCACCCTCAGCCTTGCCACCCTTTTTCATCACCGGAGCGGGCATGGCTTGAGCAGCTTGGCGTTGTTTCATCATCTGCGCCATCATCATCGCCTTCCGACGATCATTCATCGACGGACGACCCGGAGCAGCTACAGGCGCATTAAGCGCAGGACGCCCCACCAGAGCCGGTGTCCCGGCCAATGCCGCCATCGCTCCGCCGTCCATCTTCTTCGTCGGCTTGTGACCTTCTTCGCCTTTAGACTTCATGGCAACGTGACCACCTTTCGCGAGTTTCAGAATAACTGAAGGCTCTGTGGTCTCCATCTTTACCATTGGTTTGAATTGACCCATTTCGCTCTCCTTAAGCTTGTGTGACGCCAAGAGCGCCAAGACGGGTTGCATTCGGCCCAACAGCCAACGCCGGGAGGGAGATATTCATAACCAGCCGCTTTTGACCGTCGGTTGCACTGGACGGCACATATGTCCCGCGCACGTCGCCAGTGGTCGTCGTTGCCGGGTTGGTCGTAACAGCCACCGCCAAAGTGCCAGCGTCCTCAGCCAACGTGTTGTCCCATCCTGCTCTCGTAACATATCCACGATCTATCAAGCGAACCGGAAGGCCAATGAGGTCGGTCGTTCCAACCGCTACTGTGACCACAGCACTGCCAGAAATCGTGATCCCACTGATCTGGAAGAACGCTTTCTTGCCGTTCACAGTGGTCGAAGCAACAGCGCCAGTCGCAATCACTTCGCTCATGGCCTGACCGTAGTAGTCGTAGCCAGAGATGGTGACGTTCCGGGTGGTCGGCGAACCTGCACCCGTAGTCGTCGCAACAGCACGAGCGCAGTCCAACTGAACAACCGTAGTTCCATCAGCACGCACCACAGAGCGCGTTCCAGCACCGGCGGTCAGAGTGACTGCGGAGGTGTAGACGCTTGCCGTAGCGATGTTGGTGGTGGACTTTACTTCCGGGATCACATCGAACACATAAACACGACCCAACGGGCCAATGCCAACGTCCATGTTCGACGGATCAGAGATCGCCGCATTGCCAGACGCGTACATAGTGGTGCTGGACGCGGTGGACGAGGCGCTCACGGTGTAAGTGCCGGTTGTTCCAGCGCCAGTTCCAAAAGCCGTGATGTAGCTCCCAACGGTAACGCTGGAGCCGGTGATGAATTGACCAACGTACAGAGGGTCTCCGCTCAACATCGCGGTGACCGTCAAAGTGGTGGTGGCGATGGAGCCGGTGAACGTGGCGTTTACCGGATTGTTGCCCACACCCATGTAAGTTTGCGCTGGGCCTAGGTACAGGTCATCTGAAAATTGAGGCATTTCGTCTTCTCCTTGAAAAGCTTGACGAATACATTAAAAAGGGTGGGGCTGGTTGTGTGGTAACGGGCTTATCGTTCCTGTCCACACTCCAGATGCTGCCGGATTACCAGCCCCGATTTATTGCTTAGACCCCCGGAGTGCCGTACATGGCACGCGGGTCGGTGAAGCCAACTTGGTAACGCTCCGTAGCCTTGTAGCGCATGGAGTCCGTCTCAAAATCGCCTTCCATCGTCTTCTCCAGCGCACGCCGCATCAGCAGCTTCATCCCTTCCGGCGCGTCGGTCTGAACCCACCAAGCTGTCGGCGAGGTCAGGCGCGAAAGCACTGCAGCACCTTCATCAAGCAGACCAATCGACTTGATCGGGTTGACGTCGTTGTTGGTGGTGCCCGTGCGCAACACACTCTTCAGCAGAACTTCGGCTTGGAAGATGTTGCCCGGAGCCACAACCAATTGACGCGGAACCAGACGGATCTTCTTACCGTTGTTGTCAACGGCTTGACGGATCTGGATCAGCATCTGCTCGAGCGAGGTCTGCGACAGGTTGGCGGCGGTGGTCAGCAGGTTGCTGAACGTGCCGTTGACAATCGGATGCGAGGCGCTGTTAAGAGCCACGCCGTCGCCGCCGGTATAAGACGAGTTGAAAGCGCGGTTCAGCACGTTGGCTGACAGCGTTTCTTTCGTCTCAATCAGCGACTGAGCGAGGTGCTTTGCGTACACCTGACCGATACGGATGTGGTCGCCGTCCTCTACCAGCACTTTCGTCAGAGCAAACGCCAGACCAAAGACGTTGTAGACGTAGCGCTGGAGGAACAGCACACCACCCTGCTGGTACGTTACCGGCGTGCCGTCAGGCAGTTGCGGTGCAGCACCAAAGCCGTAAAGCACCGGCTCTTCGTGGTAGTTGCGCGGGATACCTGTTTGCTCACGGAAAACCCGTGACCATTCGTCGGTACGTTGATCGTAGACTCCGTCGAAACACTCGTTGAGGATTGGCTCAACAATCGAACGGAAGTCTGTACTACGCATCGGAGCAGCCATTATTTATTCTCCTTAAATTGCGTTAATGGTTGCCACGAATTGGCTGCGGCTGACTTGCACGCGGACAATCGGGAATGCGTCTCCCCATGCATTATCTGCATAGGGGGCTATGTCGAGGATTCGGAAATCCCCAACGGCGGAGCTACCTGCCAGCGAGCTTGAAAGAGTTGCCGCAGACAGCCCGGTGGTGGTGCTACCGGCAGTCGCGTTGCTCATGTTCGCTTGATCGCCGATCGAAGTCTGAGCCAGAGTGGCGTCGACTTGGACTTCGTAGACGATCAGCGGATCGCTGTAGTAATAAGCTACGCACGAACCGGCTTGAAAAGCCGTATTGGCCAGAAACTGGTTGTTGATCTGGCGACGACCCGAAGCATCGGTATACTCCACGCCAGCAAACGAACCTTGAAAAGCACTCCCTGCGGTGGCAATAATCAGCACACCACTGGAGTTCAAGGCAACGGGTTGATTCTTGAGGATTCCAGTGTTGTAACCACTGGCAATACCGTTTGCAAGTGCAATTGCCCGATCCAGCCCAGAGGGATGGAAAACAGGGCGAAAGCCAAACGGAGCGCTAGTTGCAGACATAAGTACTCCTAAATTTTAGAGGTTTCCGCATCAAAACATTGGTGCGGGAATTGTTTTGTCCAAAGACTCAATGCCATCACCCTCTATCTGGCCAAGGCGTTTGCCTGAACTGTCACGCGCAATTTGCTGCTCCGCTTGAATGCGAATTTTATTCGCTTCTTCCAGAGGCTGCTCATGGTGAAAGTGTGCCATAATTTCCTGATACTGCTCCATCGGGATCTTATAAAGCAACATTTCGTTGCACGCAATGTACCCAGTTTGTTCGCCAGCTTTTACACGGTAATTGTCAAACCCCGGCAACTCATCCGCTTTCACGGGAACGTAACCAAGGCGAATCCGTTTATCAATGCTGTCGTAACTATTGGTGGTCGATAACCAGCAAAGGTGCCATCCGGAAATTCCCGGAACATTTGGCAGAGCACTTTGTGTCCATTCGTCCTTCCACATCTTGCGACGCTCTTCAGACGAGGCAAATTGATTATCGGGCGATTCTCTTTCCAAGTCAACAGCCGAACGATTTTCACGTCCGCCTGCAGAAAGATCTTTACGTATACGAGTGTTCTGCATTTTAGTTGTTCCTATTTTGGCGAGCTTCTTGAGCGTATCGACGAATCATTCGGGCGCGTTTCTCGGTGTCATCCCACATACCTGCATCTTTCATCGCCCTGACTTGATCTGGATTTAGCGTGAAGGTGTTTCTGCCTCCGCTGGAAGAAGAATTTTCACGTCCACTGCCGACGACAACGCTTTTCGGCCTTCTGTTCGCGGGCCTGTCCGTCTCTGAATCTTCGGCGTAGCGGTGAGGAAGTTTTTTCTGAAGGCGCGAGTCCAACTCCTCCCAATAGTCTGCACCTTTTGGATCCCACCCCTCTTTGGCCATGCGTTTGTCGATGGTCAAAGCGATATCAGAATCCTCGTCCCCGCCACTTGGGTCGTACCACGAATTTCGCTCCATCCACGAAGCCGCCTGACGCTGAACGTCGCGGTCTGGAGCGAGAGCTTGCTGTTTGGGGGTCGCGGCTTGGTTCTTCAAGTTTTGCAAAGACTCCGCAGCACGCCTTGCCTCAAACCACATCTCCTGAGCGTTCGCCATGCCCTCGCCATCCGACGCCTGTGCAGCTTCGGCGATTTTCATTTTGGCGTATTGGATCCGGACATTCTGGTCTTCGATCGCTTTGTCGATGCGAGCTAGTTCGGAGCCGTGAGTTTTCACCTCCACAGCTGACAACCGCGCCAAAAGCTCCTGGTTCTGCCGCTGAAGCTGTTGGAACCGGACGTCTTTCTCCTGCTGCTGCTGACGGTGGTAAACCTTTTTGGCTTTGCGTTTGTCGCGTCGCGCAGAACGAATGGCCTCGGTGTCGTCGGGGTGGTCCACGCCGCCGTCCTCAGGAACCGCGCCACCACCGGCGATCCGCTCCGCTGAATCGCCCTGAACCTCCTCCTGAGCGGTGTCCTGGGAGTCTTCTGGGGGCAGGTTTATGCCCTCCACCGTCACGCTGCCGTCTTTTTGCTCGTCCACAATCAGATTCGGCTCTTCAGCTTTAATCGTTTCGTTGCTCATACAAACGCCCTCACTTCGAGTGGGTTGCCGGTGATTTTGGCAATGACTTCATGGTCGTTGATGATGATGAATTCCACCTTTTCCTCGGTTTCGGGGGTGTTGGGAAGTCTGACCTCCCACCGATCACCCGTCCACTTCGGCACGCGGAGGTAATCTCCAATCTCGCACCACGACCCCTCGGGCCACGGCTCCATCGTGTCGCGTTTTTTGAACGCCAAAGGGCCAATTCCCACCACTTTCCCCACCGGATTCTGCGCTTTCTCAGTATCTCGGGTTTCTTGAGCCAGAATAATCCCAGAAGCAGTGACTTTTTTCTTCGTCATCCGCAATTGAAGCAGAATCCTAGCTCCAAGAGGTGCAGCACCGGGGTCTACAGCAGGGAATGCACCCGCTAAATCAGCTTCGTAAGAAGCTACCGGAGTTTCACTCATTTTCTTCCTTTAACAAGTCGTTGAGAATCTGCAGGGCTTCTTCCAGCCCCGCGTATTGCCCCACCAAACGCTGGTACGTCTCAAAATTCACCACATGACCCGCAGTGAGAGACACAGCTATGTCAGCTTGCCGTACCTTTATTGCGCTGATGAAGTCGCTTTCATATCTCATTTGCGTTTTTTGGCTTGCGAGAGTCCTCCTTGTGACGGTTGTTTAGTTTTCGCTTGCGCCCCGTTAACGGGCGCACCCTGCGCGAGACGCTTGTGCTGGGGGACTAGCTCGCTTTGCTGCTCTTTGTCGCTCGTTGCCATGTCAAACTCCTCGGTTAAGGTTCCGCTGCAATTCATTCTGCAGGTCAATCGCTGATTGAGACTGTTCTTTCTTCAATTTCGCCGTTTCCAACGTCAGATCCAGCGTCTGCATCCGTTCTTTGGTGAGGTTGTTTTCGGTGTTCATTGCCGCCTTGAACTGGTCCTCGCGGTTCTGATCCTCATGATCTTGCACCATCTGAGTTTGCTTGAGCTGGATGTCAGCCTGATCTTTTGCAGCACGACGTTGGGTCTCGGCCATGGACGCTTGCAGAATCGCCTGAGCGTCGCCGTCCATCGCAGCGGGTTGCGGTTTGCCGAACTGCTGCGCTGCCTGAACCAGTTGCTGGATCTGCGGCAGAATCTGGGCAAACTCCTGCGGCGTGTCCATTTCCATGTGTTGCGCCGCAACAGCCATCGCACGATCAATCTCGGGGGCGAGCTTGGAGTCCTCGTACTTTTGCGCTTTCACCTTCGCAGGGATCAAGGTGTATTGGTTCATTTTCTGCGTGTACCACAGCATCATGTGCTGCTTGATGTGCGCGAGCACCTGCGGAATGAACGCGGGGGCGATGATCGGGTTCATCCCCAGCGCCGGATCCTTGGAGAAGGAAAGGTGCGACGCGATATGCGCCAGATGATCCTGACGCGGATACGCAACCGCCATCCTCCCCATCGCCATGGCCGCGTTCTCGTCCGCTGAGTGCATTTCTTGCGGCTTGGCGTACTGCGGCATGAGCTCCTGAATGTTGGGGATCTTCATCTGCTTCAACGCCCGACCCACAGCCACCCGCGCATCAAACAGATTCGGGTACTTGTCAACGTACGCCATCACCGCTTGCGTCTGAGCCATGCGCTGAGTTTCAGAGAAAATGTGCGGATCCGACACAGGCATAATGTCGCTGTTGCGCTTGAAGTCTTCGCGCTTGATGGGCAGCTCGGCAACAACGTCGCCCCTTTTCTGCTCGTCCAGATACCAACGGTTCAACCTCTGCAGCACCATCAGCACCCGACGCTGCGAGTTGTGCAGACGAGCGTGAATGGCGCTGAACACCACCGCCCCCTGCTCGATCAGGGCTTGCGTCGTGCCGACGGGAGCCTGACTCGTGATGTCGGCGATTTTTTCCTCGGAGGTTGTGACAACGCCCTTGGCAGCGGTTTCCAAAAATCCCATCAAGGAGAAAAGCACTTGCGAAGGAGGGTTGAACGGCATCGGGAAGGCGATCTTCTTTATGTCGTCCACTCCCGGTGCACCCTCGATCTCAACCACCTGAGTGACGTCGACTTGTTGGCTCTGGCCGCTGATGCGTGCGCCTTTGAGCTTGAGCATTGTGGGGGCGTTGTTGATGTGCGCTGAATCGAGCAACGCCCGCAGAGCGCCGGTCAGCGCCGCTGAAAGACCCCCGATGAGGTGTGGCAAGCCAATCGCGTACGCACCCCGCCACGGGATGAACTTGAATTCAATCAGCCAGTCCAGCTTGGTCAGAGTGTCGTCGCCCTCTTCCCAGTTCCGGTACAGGCCCAGAACCTCGCCCTCCAACTCGTCGATCATCATTATGTACGGGGCCGATTTCCCGTCAGACTTTCCATCGTCCTCAAGCTCCAGCCACGTGTAGATGTGAAACACACGACGCAGCCCGTCCTCGTCGTCTTGGTATTGTTTGCCCTCGATCTTGTTGTTGGCTTTCTCGGGGCCGGTGGGTTCTGGCTCCATCGTCGCCCGAATCACCTCCACGTCCCGGTACAGCCCGCGAGAGATTCGGTTCTTGAACTCCCACTCCGAGATGTTGTGCACCTCGGTCACCCGCTGCGCTGTGTAGAAGTTCACCGCGCTGAACGGCAGGTACACGTTGTCGATCGGCACGAACTCGGCGCAGGGACGCTTTTTCTGATCATCCCACCACATCTTCAGGAACTGACTCCCGCCCAGCGGCAACTGCGCCAGCAACTGCTCCTGCTCGTCGCGGAACTCTTCGATCTGCTCCGTGAGCTGCCAGTTCATGTAGTCGCGCTTGCGCTCGGCGATCTCGCTCTTTTGGTCGGTCACCTCGCCGAGGATGTTTGTCCGCGTCGGGCCGTCCGGCGGGAATAGTTCTTTGATTGCGCGAGCGGCGAAATCCACGCACGCCTCGGCCATGACCGGGTGAACGACCTTGGACGCGCCCATGAAGGTTGCGCCGCCCGGAGCGTCGTTGCCGAGACCCGTCCGCCTCAGCCCGTCCTCGTACTGCTTGTCGCGTTCCTTGCGCGCCTCCTTGTCCTTGCTGATCATGTCCAGGTAACGGGTGGCGATGGAGTTGAGGTCGTTGATCTCCAGCACATCCGCAAGGTTCTCGTAGAAGTCGGCGTCCTCTTCTGGCCCCTTTGTCTTGTCCAAAGTGACAACCGCAGAGCCGTCCTCCATCTCCTCCACCTCGGGCGGCTCCTCGTCGAGCATCACCTCCGCACCACCATCCGGCGTCATCTGCAGACCGTCAATGAAGCGATTGAAATTTGGGTCTATTGGCACATCAGCCATGACGTTTCCTTAGTTGTTTGTTCGTTACAGCCAGCTGCATCGCGTCCAAGTTCACGGGGCCACCTTTGTCAAACCCCTTGTTGCGCAAGAACTCAGTTGCAGCAGGCTGCATCAGGTCGTACAGTTCGATGTTGGTTCCGCCGCTTGCAGCGACAGGCCTGCCGCTTAGCTGGAGCTCGCCACGTCCAAGGGCTTGCGCTTCACGCAGCTTCAAAAGTGCCAACGGCGCGACATCCTCCGCCCAGTCGCCGATGTGCCCGCCGCTCTCGAAATAATCTCTAAACCTGGGGTCGTCTAGAACATCTTTGAAAGTGTTTTTTCCACTCCGCTGAAGCTCGTACACTGCAGCTTCACGCGCACGCCGATCAAACGCCTTGCCGGGGGTGCCAGTTGCGAAAAACGAATACTCAGTAGGTGTTCTGAGTGCGGCGTCTGCAGGAGAGGCGATGAGAGTTTTCAACTCTCGGGACTGTGGCCCTGGGAAATATTGATTTGCTGCGAAGTGAAAATCTCCAGAGCTGGGTGAAATTGAAAATGCACGGCCACTGTCGGCTGGGTGTGAATGAAAATCCACGATGCTAGATTTACCTCTTACTGCATTCTGGATGTCAAATTGATCAGGTGCAACAGCGTAGTCTTTGCCTTGAGTGGTGATGCGGCCAACACGCCCAGACTCGTTGGGGGCACTGTGCGTTGGGCCAACAACCGAGTGCTCGCTGCCGGTTGTGAATGCCTGTCCCAGCGCCTTGCGTATTTGTGGTGCTTGAAGAGGCGCTTCTGTGGTTAATAGCTTCATCAGCTTTGCCAGATTGCTTGGAATCGCTTTGGCCAACCCACCCACTTGCTTTTTTTGAACCTTCTTGCCCCACACCGCCAGCTGCATCGCGTCCAAGTTCACGGGGCCACCTTGTTTGTAACCGGGGGCGAGTTTGGGATCGATGTCCAGTTCAGCGTCCTGATCAATCGGCGTCCAAGGCTTGCCATATCGGATTTTTTTCAACTCATCTATCGTGATGTAATCCGCGCCCTCTGGGAACAGGTGACGATCATCAGCAGTTAAATCCATCCGACGAACCAGACCTGTGTGGCGTATATCACCCACATCGCTCCACTTGCCTGACCGCACGAAGTCCTGCACATAGGGCAGGTA